CTGTCACTTCATCAGGACTTGCACCCCAACCATAGTTTTCAGAAGCAAATTGCTTAATAGCATTTGGGTCTAACTCACCTTTATACAAGTCTTTCAATGCTTTACCCGGTCCAGAGTTTGGGTCAAAACCTGCATCTTTGATAGCATTACCCATCTGTACAGACTTAAATTCTTTCTCTATACCTTCAAGTTCTTTAATGCGTTCTCGCATTGACTTGATAGCATTGTTATCGTCTTGTGTGTTTTCCACTGTATTTTCCATATCGTATTCCATATTCTCTCCTCTCCCAGTTTCTACTAACTACATTATCCTGGGGTAAATAATGCGATAGGCGACAAATTATAATTAAAGTACAAATGAGAATTGTCAGCCACTTCTAGCTGTACCGAACAAAGCGATTTTAATACACAGCTTACACGCTTGAAATAAGCTGGAGGTGCAACATCTATTCTAAGCCGACTCTTGCCAGGCTATACTATATATTGTACCACTATATCTAGTATGTACAAGTATTAAACTTCTGTTAATCCTGTAACTCTACGACCTGTTCTAGCAGCACCTGTTGTAGGAGAAAATGTAGATGCTCGTTCTTCTTCTAACAATCTAATTTGTTCTATTTCTTCTGGGCTTTGAAATACTGCAGCCTCTGTGTAGTCTTCTAAAGTAAATTGTTCAGCATCTTCTACACCTCTTTGAGCTTGTAAAGACTGTATTGTTGGCAACTGTGCTTCTGCTGATGCAAAGATTTGTCTAGCTTGTGCTTGTGACACACCTGCTCTTTGTAGTCTTCTAGCAAATTCACCAGAAATTTCAAAACCAGCCCTTGAAGCTTCTCCACCTATTTGTGCTGTTGTTATCCTTCCAGATACAATCTCTTCTCCTATAGTTGGGTCTAAGGCTCCCATAAAAATAGCTTCAGGTGTAAGCTCTAATCCAAACTCTGTAGCATAAAACTCTTGAACTTGTGGTATATTTTCTTGTATTCCTTTATACGCAGTATCTATTCTTTGTGCAAACTCTCTTGCAGAAACTTCACCTTCTATTAATCCGGTTAATCTTGTTTGCAATAGATTGACTGATGTATCTCTAGGAATGCCGTACTCTTGTAATGTTCCTATGTAACTTTCTTTTAGACCTGTATAGGTAACTTCATCAAACTTAACTGTGCCATCTGGTCTTTTATTTCCAGGAAATTCTGTAGCATAAGCATCAGTCTTTCTCACATTAGAAATAGCAACATTAGGGTCACCAGTTTTTGCCCACTCTGAAGCAAATAAATCTAAGATACTTGGAGGTAAATTAGGGTATAAACTTTCTGCTAGTTCTATAAAAGTTGCCATTATACGTTAACTCCACTCTGTGATACTGAACCTTGTCCTAAAGCATTTTGCAATGCCTGTGTCGCATCAACACTAACTTGATTAATATTTTGCTCTAATCCTTTTTCTCTTAGTGTAGTTTGTGCAGTTGAATAATCATTACTCTTCAGCATTTCCTGCCACCATCCTTGTGTTTCATCTGCTGTCTGACCCCATACAGAAGTTGTTAAGTTTCTCCAAGGTCTTGCAATATCTTCATAGGTAAGTTCTGGATTAGTGTAATTACTAAATGCAGCAAGTCTTGATTGTTTTAATGAGTTTACAAGTGCATCTTCATAGTCAGGGTCATCTCTTAATCTACCTGCTATAGAAGATACTTCGTCTTGTGTTAACGAACCTAAAGAAGGTCCTAACCATTTCCTATATAATTCAACTACTTCTTTTTCTCTAGCAGATGTTCTATCTACATCTCCAAATCCTGATGTTGATATAAGATTTAACATCTCTCCATCTCTCTCACCAGTCTTATATGGGTCAGCAAATAATTTTAATTGTTCTGCTGTTTTTAAATCTGACCAATTACCAGTTATATTTTGACTGCTTACCCATTGTATTAAACCGTCAGGTACATTAGATACTCCTAAACTTTGTAACTGGTTTTTGTAATATAGTTCTAAATCATTTCTTTGTCTTTGTGCTTCTGCTGGGTCAGATAGTTCAATGTCCATCCAATCTCTTTTAGCTTGATTATTAGTTTGGTACCAAGTGGTAGCTCTCCACTCTGCTTCTGATATATCTCTATCTTCTAGAGCAGCTTCTGCTTGTAACTCTATAAACTCATTATCTAGTAACCAAGGTCTTAGTAAAGCTTCTTCTTTGTATGTTTCAACAAACGAAGCAAATGGGTCACTATCCATACCAATAAGTTGATTAGTATTGCCAGATAATATAGCTGTTTTATCAAACCAACTTTTACTTGGTGAGCCATTAGGTCCTTTATATTCAAAGCCTTTTGTAAGTAATCCAGCTTCAAATAAGTCATTGCCCACGACATCATATGCCATCCATATTGTACTACCTGTGTATAGGTCTCCTGCACCAGGAACAGCATACGCTAAATATAATGTTCCTTCTACATCCCACACTTCTGCACCTACTGGTACATTATTGAGTTCTACTGGGTCTAAGTTATCAGGTGTAAATGTGTTATTCTGTTCATTACCAGTACCACCACCAGTATCATCATCAGTATCATCACTTACTAATACACAAGCTCCTATATTTGCATCCCATACATAACCAGCTTCGCAACTATTTTCATCAATTATGATAACTTCAGCATTACCCTCACCTAAATTTGGATTACCTGTTGGATTACCACTAGCAGTTATTTCACCTGTGACCCCAGTTTTTAAATCATTTATTACATTTTGTCCAGGAGTAGTCCTACCAAAATCTGAATTTTCTAGTGCTTCAATAGTTTCTAATAAAGATAAATACTCTTTACCTGAAGGTGTTACTCTTGCCCAGTCAGAATCAGCAACTCCATAAAACTCTCCAACTTTTTTTGTATCTAAAACAATGTCTGCTGGGTCAGGTTGTATTTCTGCTTCTGCTCTTCTTATTTGTGCAGGTGTAAGTTTTCGTTGTTGAAAATCACGCATAGCATCATCTTCTGTTGCATAACCTAGGAACTCAAACCAAGTTGTTATTCCATAACCAGCTTGTCCTGGTTGTAGTGGACCAGACTGTATGGTTTCTGTCTGACCTGACTTACCAGCTTTTTCTGCATTTCTAATATCGCTACTAGCTAAATTATAAGTTTTTTGTACAGCGTATTTTTGACTTGAAGTTAAAAATACACCTTGACTAGCAAGTTCTTTTAGTCTTTCTTCTTTTTCATTTATAGGTAGCTTTTTAAAATCTTCCCACTCTTGTGTTGTAAGACCTCTAGTTTTATTATCTTGTATAACTTCTGCTAATGTTCTTCCACTGGTTTCTCTAGGTTTTACTCCAGGTGTAGCAATAACTTCTTCTACTGGTTTTTCTTCACCCTTAGAATCAACTACCGTTTTTCTTGCTTCATCATAATAAGTTACATCTTTTGTTTTAAATTCAGGCAACTCAGAAGTTAAAACCCAACCTTCAGCTTCATATACAGATACAACATTTTCATCAACCATTGAGTAAGAACCACCTGGTGTTCTCATTTGAACTAACGCCATTATCTAATCTCCCTTGCTGAACCAGGTGTTTTATTAACAACACCTCTGTTAGCTTCTGGTACTAAAGAAGAAAACAATTTAGCAATCATTTTTTCTTCTCTACCCATAGGTCCTTGATTCGGAGTATTTATATCTTTTGCTACAAATTTTTGATTCGGTTCAAATGATAACGGGAAAGGTACAAAGTTATCCTCTGGTACTGGTATTCCTCTGTCTGCATCTTCATCTAATACAACTTCTTGTGTTTCTATAGTTGTATCAGGTGCTTTAGTTATTTCTTCATTAAGTTTATTTTGAAATTTTATTAAATCATCTTGTACGTTTTTAGGCATACTCTCTACAGTGTCTGTACCATTAACAATTCTTTTAGCTCTTTCAGTTCCACCAAACCAAGCAACTCTAACTAAGTTCCAGGAATTATATCTATTAAAATAATCCTCTGCTAAATTTTTAGCTATTTTGTCTTGTACAGCTGGGTCTTCCCAGTTGTCTTTTCTAAAGTCAAAATTAACTAGCCCAGCATTTCTTGCAAATCTATTGAAGTCAATATCTAATAAACCATAAGCTCCTAATGCCTGTGCTATTACAGTTGGTCTTCCATTTTTCATACCTGTAACAAATCCTAGTTTTTCAAATTGTTTAACTTTATATGCTCTTTCTGAATCTGTCCCGTATATATATATTTCTACAGGGGAATGTAGGGTTTGATAAGGTTGTTTCTCACCTTCTGTTTCTACACGTTTAATAGCAGCTAAAGCTGTTTCTAATAAACTTGGGTTATTGTCTGGATTCATTTCTTTTGCCATAATATTACCTTGGTCTCCTAGTGATGTTATTAATAATACGAAGACGACTATTTTGGACATCTTGACCAGCTTGTAAAGCTTCTTGTTCTTTCTGGGTAACTTTATCAAAGGTTGATAATAACTCTGCACTTGGGTCAATTTGTTCTCCTACATCCATTTGTGGTTCAAACTCTGTTGAATACATATCCAGTGTAACAGGTGTTGCATCAGGTAAATCTTGTGGAATTGTTTGACCGTATGCTTTTCTTGCTTCTGCATCATATACATCATACAACAATCCTACCTCATATTCTTTAGGGTCACGACCTAATCTTTGTCTGAATAAACCTTTAACATCCTGTGCTATAGAATCATAGTTAGGTGGAAGATATGGTTGTATGTTTTGGTAACTAGGTAAAGGATTATCTATGTAATTCTTTAGTGCTTGTTTCCATCCTTGTTCTGCTTTACCAACACCCATAATGTTAGCTAAGGTCATAACATCTTTCATAGCCTCGCCATCAACTTCAGGGTCAAAAAAACCTGGTCTAAAACTTCTACCTACTTTTTTACCTAACAAACCTGCATTAACTAAATCAGCTTGTATGTTTCTAATTTCATTGGGTGTCATATCAACAAAAGTATTGTTATCACCTACTTGGTAAAAATTACCAGGGATAGCCCCTATTGTAGTTTGTTGTCCCTTGTAAGTAATTTGTTGTGCAGGGTCAACACCAATAAACTTTGTAGGTTCAGCAATGCTAAGTCCTACTGCTTGTCTAAACGCATCATCATCAGAGAAGTATTCTAACGGAGTACCTTTACCAACGATAGTGACATACTCTCCAAGTCCTAAAGTTATGGCGTATTGTGCTGCTTCTTCAGTTGTCTCAGCTGCATATAATGCGTCTATCTGTCCTTGGTCTAAAAATGGTGGAGCTTCTCCTGGTCTAAGAGGTGTTTGAATCCAGCCTAATAAATTTTCTACAAATGTTTGTTTGTCCATTATCCTTCTCCAGCGATTATGTTGTCTTTAAATTCGCCTTGTAACTCTGATTTTAACAGGTTTTGATAAACAGAGTTGAATTGTGGATATTGTACGACTAGATACTCTCCATAACTTCTTAACAACTCTCTCATACCTACATAGTTATCTGATTGTTTCCATATAGTTTTACTACCTGTAGCTTTTTCTACTTCATCTATAATAATTTGTCTGCGTCTTAAATACGCTTGTAGTCCTTTTATAGCTTGGTATTCGGCTAACCTTGGGTCTCTTGACATACGTTCAAGTTCTTCTATTTGCATATTAATAGTAGGTCTTTCTGGCAACCCAACGATTGTATCAAAACCATAACCCCAATAGGTTTGTGCTAGGTTATCTTGATATTGTTTTTTTAAAGCTCTTGCTTGTGCAGAGTTATCATTTTCAATACCTAAATCTCTTTCCCACTGTGTAAACTCTACAAAGCCTTTTATCTTTGCTTGTAATGCTGCGTGTTGTCTTGGGCTTCTAGGTACTGCTGCACCTTCTAAGTAGTTATCTTTAATCTGACCCCAGGATAAATCACTGTATGAAGGTTCTGGATTTGCATAGAAAGCAACTAAAGGATATTCTGTATATATATCTTCACTATCTTGTAGCCACTTACTACCTTCTTTAGTAACAGGTCTTTTCATAACAGTAGAAGTTTTACCAACAGTTAATGAGATTGGATTGATACCATACTTCTCTATAAATATTCTTGTAGCTTCTGTATCGTCACCGAGAACTTGTTTTTTAATATCTCTATAATCATCGGCTAGAGTTTGAAAGAAATAAAAGTCTCCATTCTTCGTCTCTAACTCATACAAAGGACTAGATATACCAGCAGGTCCAACAAACTGTGAAGCAAATCTCACTAAGTAAACATATTTAGCTTGTTGTACTGCTTTCTGTAAACCATCTTCTCTATCTTCAGGTCTATCTGAGATAATACCTGCATAAATCATAGCTCTGTATGTGTCCATTACTGTGTTACCAAAAGCACCTATTGTATTTTCATCTTTAGGTAAAACAACTTTAGATAGTTTTTCTAACCAAGCTGGGTACGCACCAGCAGCTTTAGCAAACTCTACTGGGTCTTTTATGTTAGGTGGTTCAAAATCACCAAATATCATTTTATTAATAAATCCTTCTTCAGGATAATTTTTAAATAAATAAGATGCAGGAAGTCTTACTACTGGACCTACACCTGGAAGAACAGATGCAGCTAAGTTAACTGATGAAGCATACAAAGGTAGGTTAACTTTTACATTGTCACTGTCTCCACCTAGCATCCAGTTTTCTATCAGTCCTTCTCCAGGATAACCAAACACCATTTCACCATTGGTAGGGTTTGCATAAAAGAATCCCTTAGTTCCTTCTGAGTCAAATACAGGATTAGGTTTAATACCTGATAAAGATAGCTGTGCTGGTCTAGTAGCGAACTGTAAGTTAGCTTTGGTTAATCTTCCCCAAGTTTGGAATATTTCTTGATAGGCTCCACCGAATGGGAATATAAATCTTGTTGTTTGCCAGAAGTCACCCTTTTTAGAAATATCATAAAGTAGATTTAATGTTTGTTCTGTAGCTTTAGCTGTAGCTAACTTGCTTATAAGCTCTGCGTCTTTAATTCCTTTAGCTCCTGCAGAAGGTGTGTTCTCCATTTGTTTAAGTATTTTTTTACTTACACCATCTTTCTTAGCTCCAGCTATAATTATTTTTTTTACCCTTTCAGAACTTATTGCAATAAGTTTTGTTGTGTTCTCATAATAAAAACCGAACATAGCTGGACTTCTTGTCAAGGTGTTAGCAGGTAGTTGTGATAACCATTTAAATCCAAGTGATGTTGCTTTGTCCCATTTACTTTTTCTAGAAGCTGTAACATCTTCTGGTACCTTTACTAAATATTCGTCTGGGAGTATTTGTTTTGGTGGAAATTTATTTAGAAATAATTCTTCAGCTTTTTTTTCTGCTTCTATTACTTCATCATAAATAGCTTTTTGTACTGTCTCATCTCCGGTTCTAAATCTTTTAATAGTTAAATCATCTACTTTTCCTATGTTAGATAAATTTAAATCAACTTCAACACCACCTTTAGATATAAATTTTCTTGTAGCAAGAGTCTGTAGTAATTCATCATTTGCAGGAGAAACAATCCACTCTACCGTAGGAGTAACAGCTTGTGCAGATTTATTTATAACTTGACCTCCTAAAACACCGTGTAATTCAGCTCTTTGTTTGTAAACGAAATCTGTAACTAACTCATCATAAACTTTTGCATCTACAGGTGTTGTTCTTAATATAGCCATAGGGTTACCATCGCCTCCAGTAACATTTATCATTGTATCTCTCAAAGGATTGCCTTCTGTTTTTAATTCTTTTATTAATTTTGTATAAGCTAATTCTTTGTTTTCAGTAAGACTTGATTCAATAAGAGCAATTCTTCTAGCTATAGCATCTTCTGCCGTACCTGCAAAATCAGCATAAAATGCTTTATTAAAACCTGAAAATTCTTTTCCTTTTAATTTATATCCATCAGCAATCTGATTATTTCTACCAACATTTTTTAATTGTCTATCTGTATAACCCTGTCCTATTTGCACTTTTCCTAAGCCCAGTTTATAAATTTGACTACCTGGTAAAAAACCCTCAGCATTTTTGTATGTCCCTGCCATAAGGTTTGCCATATATTGTATAGGATGTTTGTAAGCAGAGTTAATACCACTTGCAGCAAGTCGTGCTTGTTCTTCTAATTGAACTCGTACTAAATAGGCAACTCTCAAAAGTGCTAACGGTTTAAATATGCTTGAATAATAATTATCAAATACTGTTGATACTGCTGACTCACCTATAATATCTATTGCTTTACCTATTTGATTACTAAAACTTTTTTGAAGTGCTCTATCTGCTTTAATTACTGCAGATGGTGCTGGTAATGTTATTGATGTAACTAAATGATTTTCAAATGTAGGATAACGATAACTTGTTCTAAATAACTCTTCTGCTTTCTCTGCTGTAACTCCGAGTGTTTCTGTTTGATATTTTATAAATTCTTTTTTAAAAGACACTGGCATAGAAACATCCATACTTCCATAGTATCTTCCTATGTCTTGAGCATCTTCTAAATAACCTGCTGCTGCTTTTGTAGAAAGTTCTACAAATTTTTCTGTTTCTGCTGTTGATACTCCTTTAGCTTTTAGTTGACTAAGTTTCCATTCTCTTTGTCTTAGTAAATCACTTTTGATAGCACCTGCAACAAAGTTAGCTCTTGCTAATTGATTATCTCCGATTCTTGCAACACCCTCTAGTAAATTATTTACTCTTGCATTTTTAACACTTTCTTCTACACCAGAAAATCCCATATATTTTACATAGTTAGAAACTAAATAATCTAAATTATTTACATCAAGTTGTGTGTTGTCATACACTTGACCAAATTGTCTTTGCCCATCAAATCCAAAACTACTTTGTTTACCAAATGTATCACTCATTACTTTTCTAAACCCTCCAACTTTCTTTACAGTTGGTACTGCCATATCAGTTGCTGCAGCTAAAATATTAGGTTTTAATATTTTTCTTACTGCATCAGCTTTAGCTATTGGGTCAGTTAACTTACCTTGTTTATCTAAAACAGATAGTCTTTTATAAAAATCGGTAAATTGTTTAGAACCGTAACCAGTTCCTGCTTCTGATAACCTAGTTAAACTAAAGTTGGATTTTTCAATAATAGTTGCAGGATTCTTTCTGTTATCAAACATCCAAGATAAAAAAGGTACCATATCATCACTTGCAAGAAAATCTTCTAAAGGTTTTTGTCTAGCAACTTTTTGTAATCCTTGTTCTATAAATCCCATAGAATCTGCTTGTTTTTTAGTTATGGTAGCAAAAGTTTTTTGCTTGCCCATACCAAACTTACTTGTTCTCTTTGATACAGCAGATACTCCTTTAAGGACTCTGTTAGCTGGGTCAGCATACCAGTTAAGTGCTAAGTCAACGACACCTGTCATAAAATCATACGCTTCAGTTTGTGGACTAGCTATAAATTCAAATGGTTTAAATAAAAATCTACCTGGAGTTACAGTAGGAACAATACCTCTTGCTCGTAATGCTTCTGCTCTAGCTCCTGTAAATTGTACTTTGTTTTGTCCTTCTTCTATATATTCTTCAAATATTGGTTTACCTAATTGTTGTAATGCTATTGCTCTAGCAACTTCTGGTACTACGCCTTCATCAATAAGTTGTTGATATGTTGCTGTTTCTTCAGGGTCTGACCTAACAGATAGAAAACCATCTCCTATATCTACACTTCTACCTTCTTTTCTAGCTGTAACATATCTTGAAAAAGGGTCATCAACATCAGCTTCATTCCAAGCTTCTTTTAAATTTGCAGCTCTGTCAGATTGCAACAACTCTGCTGCCCTAGCTGCTCTAGGTATAGTATTTTCCCAAGCCCACAAAAAACCACTACCAACTGCTTTAAGTAATAATGTCGGTACACCTACATCAGAAGTAATACCTAAGTTTTGATATGTAGCACTTTTAAGTTTATTCCAGGTACCTTGGTCTCTTTCATTAACTCTCTTTTGTAATTCACTAAAAGCATTGTCATCAATGTTTTGTTCTGCTGCTGTTCGTAGCATAGGTCCAGGAACATTGTATGCTTTTTGATTTAAACTAGAAAATTGTTTTGCTACTTCTGGTGTAACTTTTTTTGAAACTTTAAGTAAATCGTTTACTACTTCTTCTGAATATAATCCAATTCCCATATCAAATTATATATGCGAGTAGTGAATCGTCTCCTGATTCTAACCAAGATTGATATGCAAAATCATTAAAATTAAATTTAGTTGCAGTTGTAGGTCCTGGTCCTGGTCCTATAGACATACCTGATGTTACTGCTTCTTGTTCAAATTTGGTTGGTCCAAATGCTTCTATATCTGTTTGACCTCTTGTAGGTATTCTGGTTTTAGCTGTTGACGCATCTGGTAAACCCCCAGTTAGTTCTACTTGTTTTTTAATGTCAACACCTTCGCCATAGGTTGTACCTGCTGTTAAACCTGCTACCATACCACCTGGATTTCTACCTGTATTATCTGTAAGGTAATTGTTTCTTATTTTTTTAGCTCTACTCATTCTTCTTCCTCTTCTTCAAAATATTGAAAAGCTGAACTTATAATCATATAACCAAATGGAAATACTAAAGGAGGTAGTTGGTCAATGTACATTTTACCTTTTGGTTTAAATACATCTTCTTCTAAAATTATGTCATCACAAAGCTCATCTACATCAACTAAACAAAAATCTACTATTTCTTCAAATTTTTTATTTAAAGACATTATCCACCTAAACCTTGTAATACCTGTGCTATACCAGGTGGAGGACCTTGTGGTGGCAAGGCACCTCCTTCTGGTAATCCTTGTCCTAACAGTTCTTGTTCAGGTTGTGGTATCTCTGGCTCTTCTGCTGTAAAGAACTTATCTAAAATATTTTGCATATTATCAGGATTCTTTCTTATCTGCACAACAGCCATAGTTGCTTTAGGGTCGCCCTGTTGGGCTTGTGCTAACAATGTATCAAACAATACACTGTCTGCTTTTTCTTTTGTAATTCTATCGTTAACTCTTACAAGGTTATCTAAACCATCAAGGTTCTCTTGTAGTGTTTGTCTATCTATAATTCCAGCTTGTAACAACTGTAAACCTGTGACTATCTTCTGTGGTTCATCATAACCAGCCATAGCTCCATACACTCTTCGTGTTTTATAAGAAGTTATGTCTTTTAATGGATCATATGTTTCTGAATAAAAAGTATTATCCATATAACCAGATAGTGATTTTGTACTTCCACCATACATTTTTGCATCCCACTCTAATCGTTTAGAGTCAATCATTTCTATAGAATCAGCCATAACTGTGTGGTACTCTCTAATCATAAGTGACATAGATGCACCGAGTTCTTCAAGTCCTCTACCAGTAGCAAAAGCTAAAGGTGACTGTGAATCATCAGTTGTAGGATATGAACCACCAACACGAAGTTGTCGTTCTATTCTATCTATCTGTTGGAAAATCTGATAAGGAACATTAGATGCTGGTTTAGAAACCTGTGTACCTGGAGCTAAATAGTTGACTGCGAATCTACCTTTACGATATTGTCCACTCTCTATCTCTCCAGAAATGTTTGTTTCTGTAAAGACTGCATCTTCCATTGCTATTATTGACATCACATTAATCTTTGCCATAGAAGCCATAAGCCCTATGATCTGGTCATACTGTCCTTGCAATCTATCAAAGGCAAATTTCTTACCGATAACAAACGCAGGTCCACTATCAAGTGGATTTGGTATGAAGTCAAGAATAGTTGCAGAAGTCATATGAAAAATATAAGTACCTTCTAAGTTGTAATACTCTGCTAATAAATCTCCATCACCATTAGAGTTCGCCCAACTACCATTGTACTGGTCAGTATAAGCTGAAGCGTATGCACTACCAACACCCATAAACTCTGTGTTATAAGTATCGTTAGACATAATGGTGTTTGCATATTTTGGATAAGCTCTCGCTAAAGCATCTTTAGGTACTCTACGAATAATAGCCATATCTTTAGGTTGTTGGTCTGCACCAAAGTAACCTGGGAAACAAGTATAAGGGTCACGAAGTTCTGCACAAGGGTAAGGTGTACCATCTGCATCTTTCTTTTCTCTAATAACCCAAACAGCAAAACCATAACCAGGTAGCCATCTACCTACTTGTGGCATTTGTAAATCTAATTTCTGTACCTCATCATAAGCATTAACGATTCTTCCAATCTTTTCAGCTTTCATTCTTGCTCTGTCAGAATCTTTACCATTAGGTACATCTACTTTAAGGTTAGGAATACGACCAATCTTTTGTGCCAAGTGTTCTAAACCTGACATCATAAGGTTAGGTACAGGTACTTGCCAATCTTGGAAACC